CATCTTCTCACGTTTTGCTTTTGCTTTAGCAAGAGTTCTTTCTCTTGCTGCTTCTTGCTCAGACTTTGGAATAGCAGTTACAGCACCAAGTCGTTCTGCTGGTTTACCGGGAACAGCAGACTCTGCAACCTGCTCCATATAAACAGCAGAGATATCGTTAAGGATGTTCATCGACATGAGTATAAGTGATTAGTTCTTTACCTTATACTTATTTATGAATTCTTTCACATTAGATTGCTTATATCCGCTATATGGTTTTGCTCCTGGTTGCAGGTTCATCTTATCACCTTTCTCAAATCCAGGAGTCATATCAGCAGCATACTTAAAATATCCACCAGTTCCAACCAGAGTATTTGGTTTTCCAGGAACTCTCATCTTTCCTTCAACTCTTTTCTCTTGGTATGCTTCCTTAAAGTTCTTAGGAAGATTTCTTGCTTGAGGGATAAAAGCACCGTAAGGACCGACTTTAGGATCTTCTTTATCAACAAATCCGTCAATATTATTATCTACTCTATTCACTGCCTTCTTAACAAGAGTTTTCAGATTCTTTGAAGGAACCTCTGCTTCCATTACATCCTTAATCCATGATTTAAACATAAAACCTTCTTCAGTCACACAGATAAGATGATTTGCACCTCTACGAATAATCTCACCAACCAAACCAGTATTTAAGTTCTCTACAATATCACCCATTCTAAAAATTTTCTTGGTAACATAATGCTCACGAAGATTGAACATATCAAACTTAGGAGCAATCTCCCAGAGTGCATAACCCTCTTTTTGAACTTTAGACTTCTTTGCACCCATTCCTTGACGAACTGCATCAAATAGGGAACGAGCATCACCATCATCCAATGTCTTAGGAGTTCCTTTGCGGAATGATTCAAAGTCATCATCCATCACAGCCTTTCTCATCTTAGATGCTGACATTCCCGATACACCTTCAGCATCCGCATCACGAACACCAGCAGATACAACACGAATCAAATCAAAATCATAAAGATCTCCGTTGTATTTTTGAGCAAGGTTTTCAAACTCTGCTTGTCTGTCAGAACCAACGACGATATTTACATTCGCATATCCTGCTTCTGCTGCTGCAATCAGAACATTAAAGATTGATTTCATCTCATCATCATTAATAATGTTCTCTTCAAAGTCAGGGAACATCTTCTTCATGAATGAAATCTTCATATCAGGATCGAGTGGATTCTTTTTAGGATCCTGTGTTCTTGAAGGATAAATTTTCAGATCTCCACCTTCAGAAACTTTTCTTGCAGACTTTAAAAGTTTTTCGTGCCCTACTGTTGGTGGGTTAAAACGTCCAAACGCAACAGTCAAAGTATCGCTGATTTCTCCAGTTGCACCTTCGTCCTCTGGTTTATCAGATCCTTTCTTCTTTTCCTGTGTTGGTTGTGATTTTGCTGCGGTTTTCTTTGCTGGTTGTGCTTTTGCAGCAGGTTCTTTTGGTTGATCTTTTTGTCCTACCTTTTCTCCATTATCATAAAACTTGAGTTTTCCTGCTTCAGTTTTCGCAACAAATTCTCCACGGGAATCGTACCATCCCCCGTGTCCGTCGCTCTTGAGGTTCAGTTTCTTCGCTTGCAAAGATGCTTGCGACTGAGTTGCCTCGGTTAAAAATTGGAAAAAACTCTTCATGGTTTATCTTGATATACTTATATTTATTCTAATTTAATATATGGGGCAGAATAAGTTGCTTGAGAACTTGCGTACAAATAAAAATCTTTTACAACTTCATTTCTAACCTCTTTTTTTGCAGACTCCATTGTAGTCAGGAGTTTCATTACGAGGTACTTTGAATATCGATATTTATTCGACTTCATTTGTATCATAGATGCAGTTTCATCTTCCTGATTTGCTTTTATCAAACCATAATCTACCATCATCTTAGCAATTTCTTTTGAATGAGAATCTGAATTTTGTTCTGCCAATCTAGCAGAAACATTTGACTCTGGTAATTGCTGCAGTCCATGTCTCTTCAAAATAAAATTGATAGGTCCTAAAGAAATTTTTCCCTGATTGGCAGAAGCTCCCTTTATTTCTCCCTGCCATCCCGTTAAAGATGTTTCTCCACCAAAACTTCTAAATTGAATTTTTTCTGTAGTTGCTGTTCCCCACTGAATATATCCATCCATAGCATCCATGTTTGTAGTTGTTCCTCTAAATTCCGCTGTGGTAATTTTTTTATCGGTAGGAAAATTTTTCTTAGAAATTTTAGCGGAACCAGTTATTTTCTTTAGAGAAACACCTATCAATTGATTATTTTGAATATACTCAAACATCTTTTCATTGAGTCCTTTCAAAGTTTTTTCAGACTGAAGTTTCGAAACATCGAAACTATTTTCAACCATATAAATGTCAGCAGGACTCCATTTATTTAAATTACCAAAAGCACCCTCAGATCTATTAATTGCAATAAAAGTTTTTTCAATAGCATCAACTGTTTTAGATCCTCTATGAAAAGTAAATTTTCCTTTACCCTTATATTGCCTGAATAAAGCATTTGCACCAGCGATGGATGAGTTAATCCAATCATCAGGTAAATTATTAATCATACTTTCAAATTTTTCATCAGTATCTGCAGTTGCAAGTGCCTTTTGAAAGTTTTCTTTTGTTACATCAGCATTTGTAATTTCTCTTTTTAAAACGTTAAATGCCAAAGCAGCATAAAGTGCTTGAGAAGATTCTGCAAGTTTAGTGAGTGCTGCTCCTGCTCCAGATCCTCCACCTGCACCTTTTTTGTATATTAGTTTAATAATAGAGTTTGATAATGAAATCTTAGTAACTGGAAATGATGATTCACTTTTATCAACCTCATTTACATATTTGATTCTTTTCTTTTTTAGTTCCTGTGATATTTTATCTTGAACTTCTGCTCTCTGAGATGCTACGACACGAATCTTATCAACCTTTGCCCCAGCCTTAACAACTTTAGTTTCGTATCCTTTAAGTACAGAATTTATAGCAAGAAGTACTTCGGAATCCGACATTCTAGGCAACTTATTATTCTCTTTTTATTTAGAAGTGGAGATAAGGAGACTCGAACTCCTGACATCTTGCGTGCAAAGCAAGCACTCTACCAACTGAGTTATATCCCCATAAAACCCCGAAGGGCAATTTATTTATCAGGCACTAAAGACGGCACCAATGTTATCATCAAGTTGTTGAATCACTTCACGAATATCAACTACACGAGGAGGAACACTTACCTCATCATATGTGTATCCTTTTTGTGCATCAAATAAAACTTGACGAACTGCTGCTGCTGCGCGGGCATCAAGTTTAAGTGTTACTTGTTTTTCTTTAGTCATAGATCTCCCTCCTTACGATTTTCAGAACGTTCAATACTAAATGCACCCTCAGGATAACGAGCACTCAGTTTATCAAAGTTCATTTGGATTACTTCTTCAATAGAAATATCAAGTCCAATACAAGATTGAGAGACATACCACATAATATCTCCAAGTTCTCGTTTCAGGTGAAAGAGATTTTCTTCAGTGACTGGTTTACCTTGGAAGACAATCTTCTTGACAATCTCAGTGAACTCACCTGCCTCAGCAGACATTCCTACAGCAGCAGTAAGCAGTCGCTCGGTAGGAAATCCTTTCTCACGAAGTTCAAGGAGACGATCGATGAACGGGGTGTGTTCTTTACTTGGACTTGATGTAGTCGTATTAACAAACTCGACATACTTGTTAAGATCAATAGTCATTAGAATTTAAATCCGTCAAATGATTTTTTAGGTTTTCTATCCTCAAAATCATACTCCTCTTCTTGTTTATTGTCAAGGATATCATTCTGAGCAGATTGTTCGCAGTCATAAAGACGCATCTTGGCACGATCAATACCAACCACAAATCTCTTATGGATAGTAGGATCATTGTATCGGTTCTTAAGTTGCTTCACAAGAATCTGTCCGAGTTCTTCAAGTTCCTCTGTAGAAATCAGAGCAAACATCAAGTCAGCAGTTGCAGGCAAACCAAATGATTCGGATGTATCAGTCAGTTCGACATCAGAAGAACCATAACCAGAACGAGTTGTCTGAGTAGCACTTACGATAGGAACATTAAACTCTACAGCAAGTCCACGAAGTTCTTCTGCAATTGCCTTAATATAAGAATAAGAGTTTACGGATAGATTACCTTTATAGCGTGAAGATGCACAGATGTTCAGATAGTCAATAAAGATAATATCTGGACGGAAAGACTTCTTCAGAGCAAGTTCATTCAACAGTGATTTGAAATGTCCAGAGTGTGCAGAAGCAGTTGGATACTCTTTAATAATTAATGTACCCTGCGTCTTCTTCGCAAGGTTTGCAACTTTACTCTCAAACATCTGTTTTGGAAGTTCCGAAATATCCTGAATTGGGACATTGAGAAGGTTTGCATCAATTCGCTCTGCAATTCGCTCTTCCGCCATTTCAAGAGTGATGTACAGAACGTTCCTGCCTTGCAGTAAGACGGAAGAAGCCACATGGCACATAAAGAGACTCTTTCCGACACCCGTACCAGCAAGAGCGATATTGAGAGTCTTATTAGGTAAACCACCTTTTGTGATTTTGTTAAAGTACTCAAGATCGAATTCAATTTTCTCTTCCTTCTTATGATAGGACTCGTAACGTTGTTCGTAGTCTAGCAGATAATCGTGTCCTATGTGTGTATCAAAAGATACTGCCAGAGCATCCGATAGAATACTAGGAATACTATCACGATTTTTCTTCTCATCTTTACCATCTGCAATATGGATTGATTCCATAAGAGCAATGTAGATGGCACGATCACGGCACCACTTTTCAGTTGTATCAACTAACCACCCAAACTCAATGGGAACGTCATCAAGATTTTGAATCAGATGAACAATTTCTGTGAATGAAGTATCATTAATATCTTTTCGTTTTTCTACTTCAATGCACAGAACTTCTTTTGTTGCTGGTTGATTATATTCTTGAATAAATGAAAGAATTTCTTCAAAGACAATTCTTTGGTTTGTATCTTCAAAGTATTCAGATTTTAAAAATGGTATTACCTTTCGAATGTACTCCTCATTATGCAATAGGTTCCTAAGAATTAGAAACTCAACCTTCTCCATAACTAAATTCCTTACGTGCGATTTCGTCCAACTGTTGCATCACTTCTTCAGTGAAATATACTT